TGATGGTTTGGCACGTCCTCCAAAAGCCATCACCACCTGGGCACTTAAGAAGTCGCAAAAAGGCTCGCCAAAAGTTCCATGGCCCGCCCGTAAGTACGCCAGAGGTTTATCCGACTGGTTGGTAAGTGGATCAGTAAAAGCCATTCATGCCTCAGAGTTCAGCGTTAGCCATTCATCTGGCTTTGCTGGAACGGCAGATGCGTTGTTGGATACGGAGCTAGGTTTAACAATCTGCGACTTCAAGACAAGCGGTCGTGAGGCTGACAAGCCAGAAGCGTGGTTAAAGGATCATCAAGACCAGTTAGGCGCTTATAGCCTTGCGTTACACGAGAGAGCAGGCATTCGTGTTGCTGGTGGAGCGGTAATCATTGGCAAGCCTGACGGTTCGATCCAGCTAAGAATGCTTAGTGAGCTTGAGATGCGTGGCTGCGAAGTTAGGTGGCAAGAGCGTATGGACCGTTATATGGCGATGGTTGCTGTTGGAGCGGTGGGATGAAACTTGAGGAAGCGTTAGACCTTTGTTATCGGGGCAAGAAGAATGTGGCGAAAGCAGCCGCAGAGGTTGAAATCCCATTTATAGAGATGAAACGTCTGCTGACTGCTTACATTGAAGAACGACCAATAGACGGCCATTCATGGGAGGAAGAGTTAGAAGTTAGCTGGCCTTTTTGTTAATCATCAGGATCAACGCGGCCAGTTTTTAGGGCATGAAGGTAAGCACGTTCAAGGGTAGTGAGCCCTTTACTGTGTTTATGGTGGAGCGCCGCAAGCGCCCTGGACTTAGCGGCTGCTATGACTTCATGGGGTCGATTGTTCCAGTTAATGTCACCACTCATGACCAATCAACCTCATTAATTAAAAACGATAAAACCTTCAAAGATTGAACGCTAGATAGTTTACGTTGAGATCTACTCAAAGCAGCGCCAACAATATCAGGGTCGCCTAATTTTATGTCGTTTTCCATTTCTTGCGTTATCAATTTAAGACAAAATTCCAAACGTTCTGGGATGTAATTTGCAAGGTGATTTGAGGCTATGGCTTGTTTTCTGCCGATGATGACAGATAACAATTGGTTAACAGCACGGTCAGCTTGTTGGCGTGAGATTAGTTCGTTATTCATTGGTGAAAAAAGTCGTAGGAGGTTTGTGGTGTTGGATCGTAATTCAGTTCAGCTTCAAGCAATGGAATGATCTCATATTCGAGAAGATCTCGCATTGAATGAGTGAGGTGTTCATCCATCATATGGCGCTTATTTTCACGCTCAATAACAGACTGAAGTTTCTTAAGGATCCTCTCAAGCTTGGCTGATTCGTACTCTTGTTCTGGTTTGTAGTGGTACGTCATGAGTGGTTGCGAATAAAAGTTTTACATTTAGCGACTTGATCAGCATCAAGAACTTGATCAGGATCGCAAGAATTAGACAACATCAAGCCATCACCCTCTTTAATTGAATTAAAGGTGCTGACGTAATAGCTGCTAACCAGGGACCCAGCCCTGGTTTTGAAGAAGATGATCTTCTCAGTTTTACTGGTGTAACGTCCCAAGGTTGCGATCAGGAGTTCACCAGCTTCAGTGTTGATGTTCATTAGACAAATGTGGTTGGTGATGTGCTTTGTGGTGCGTAGCCGTTCCATTGTTTGGCTTGGTTCATAGCTTTAATTAAGCCACAGGTCATTTTGTGATCACCAGTAGCCACAGTCACCTCCAAGCTGTGCTGAAGCATCGCAAGGATAGTGTCTGTGTCTATTGGCTCAGAGGCTTCTTCTAAGCTTGGTCCATCGTCACTGAGCTGTATCTCAACGTGAACCGCTTTGATGTCCTCGTAGGCTGTGGTGCGTGAGACCCCATATTTTGCTGAGATCATGGTGGCAATAGTTTGAACTTTGGCATTCCTTTCAAGAAAGGATCGGGCGAAGCTATGGCGAGCTTTAACCTCAAGTTGAGTTGACATCGGGAAAAACTGAAAAAGTCGGACAAAAAAACTAAACGGTGCAGTGCATAAGGATCCGAATCTTGGCTAGCAAGATTTCGCTTTTTGGAGTGCAAGCGCATTCGTCCATTAACAAACCTTCGATGTGAGACAGGTCTTCTTGGTTCAATTCAATAAAGTCTTGAAGCGTGACGCCTGCCCATTCGGCTGAAAGTTCTTTCATTTGAGATTTGGGTTTAGTTCTTGTGGTGTTGGAACGCCTGCCATTTCCTCCATCAATAATTCTTGATCGATTAAATCTTGGAGTTTCTGGCGGTCGTAGGCATCCAGCTCCATAGCTTCGATGTCATCATCAGATGGTGGCCATGATGGCTCCAGCTCGCTAGGCAGCATGAAGTCGTCTGAGTTGTTCATTAGTTAAATCGTGATGTGTTTTGGTGCGGGCCAGTCGTAAACCAGCAAGTGACATCGCCAGGAATGCCCCTCGCGCTTAGTTTTGCGTTCTTAAGTTCGCAGTAGTCATCGGCATCAGACTCAGAGTCGATTTGGTAGACCACTTCGATGCCATGTTCTGCTGTGAACTGGCAGATGTGAAAGACTTGATCACGTTGGCTCATAAGCTTGTGGTTGTTGTTGGTACGGAAGACTGATCTTCCTTGTGCCACATTAGGTGATATCTTAGGCTTCTGTCAACAGGCAAAAAAAAAGACCCTCGCGGGTCTCTTGTTCATTGTGGCTTGAAGTGTTTCGATCCTGTCCCATGGACTTCGACAAAGATATCTGCTTTGTCGCCATCGCATAAGGAACAGGTCTGGCATTGTGCCTCGGATGCCTCAACAGTCGCGGGACACTGACGACCTGAAAACCCGTTGCTGCCCTTTGGAACGACTGCAAAGGTTTTCCAGCCATGGCTTGAGGCTTCCAGGTAGTCCCTTAAGCCATCACATGAGGCTTGCAAACTACCCTTAGCCCATTGTGCGAAGGGTTCCCGCCATTGGTGCGTGTAACCTGTATGACCTGCAGCTGCACCGTTTACAGCATGGAAGATCACAGGGTCGATAATGGCAGGATCGCCATAGGCTCCCCACCTAATCTTCTTGCGGCTTAGGTAGCGCTCACCATCGGCAACTGTTAAGTCTGTTTCGTAACCTCCCTTCTTGTAAGTTCTCCACACTGCTAGCGGTGCTTGACCTACGTTGACGTAACAGGTCCGGGAACCATCAGCCTGTTTTCTGTGTCTGCAGTTTCCGCAGATCGACAAGTCCTGCCCTGTCGCAATGGCTGTCACTGGGTCAATGTCAGACCTGAGGATCCAGACCTGAGCCATGTTGCCGGTCTTTCTGTTGGTGCTGTCGAGCGTTAAGACAACGACAAAGGGTTCGCCATCGATTGGCGAGAACCCTTCTTGCAAGATGAATCCTTTGGGCTTCTTCATTGTGGTTGGTGCGGTTGGTTGTGTGTGGTTGTGGCACATCGTACCATAAAAAAGACCCGGCATCTGCCGGGTTGTTGTCATCTTCCGTAGACTGTCAACATGCAAAGATCAGCCTGTTGACTATTCTTTGCCATGCATCTTTTCATTGCCTCTTCGTTTTGTGCTCCAAAAATGCAAGCGATAAATGTTAGGCAAAAAAGAAAGGTTGACAGCCCAGTGGTGATGCATAAGGCATCGAAGGTTGATGGGTCAATGGTTCTTGTTCTCATAAGTAGTTGGTGATGATGTTGGTGCGGTGGCTATAAATCAGTCGACCCGACTTGCAACCATCAAAGGGACAGCCGCTAGATGAGCGCCAACGAAACCACCAAAAAATAAACTAACGGCTTGGCTGTTGCTGATGGTCTTAGTCGACTTGTCGAAGTTGGTCATCTGGCTGATCCCATAGCCGAGGCAACCGGCAGACGCAGCCATAGTCGCGACTGAAAGGGTTAACAGAAGGTTTCGCATGTGGTTACGTGGGGTTGTGGAGTGGTTTCCCTCTGCACTGCCTGAGAGCTCTCCGAAACGGGCTTAGGCTGCCAGGATGCAGGTGTGACGCTGCGAGTTGTGCAAGGGCTGAGAGCGTAAAAAGTGTTTTTGCTCTCAGTTCCTAAATATTAGTCGATTTGTGCCACATTTGGAAGACCCAAGGTAAAAAGAAATGTTAAGCTTGTGAGTGACAGCTGGCGACTGGCACAGGGGGAGGGGTTGCAGATCCCACGCGCAGAACACTGATACCCATACCCCAGATATATATTGGCTATTTTGTTGATTCTCAATAAAAAGCCCCTTCTTGCGAAGAGGCAAATAAATGAGCGGGGGGAGGGTGTTGCTAATCCTGTTTCTCTTGAATCTTGATAGTCAGATCAGGAGCCTGAATATTGACGGTTTCAACGGACTCACCAATTACACGTCCAATGGAATCCAGCACCTGGCTTGCGGTCTGCAATTGTCCTTTTTTGATGGCTTGATTAAATAGTTTGGTACGCATGTGCTGAAGCCGCGCCAGCATATTTTCGCGATCAGACTTCCAATCTTCATCAACGAGAAGCTTTACTTCAGCCCAATCGCGCCAAGCTGTTGCATCGCTAACTTGTTCGCGCTCAGCGTGTTCATAAACGAGTGCCCTTGCGGATAACCCCTCAAGTTGCCGACGATATAAACGCCGCACACGATCCTCTTTTGCATTATTGGAGCGGCGTTCGTCTTGAGACATGCTTGATACGACCTTTCCCAAGATCTTAACTGGTAGAAAGGCTTCTAGCCCCTATTGAGGGGGGCAGGGGTCAAGAATCTGTGTAATGTGGCATTTATGAGTCAAAAAACCGCACCAATAGAGCTTCGCTGGGCTCAAGGTCAAGTCTTTTCATGCGAAAAACGCTTCAGGGTTTTAGTAGCAGGCCGTCGTTTCGGCAAATCGTATTTGTCTTGTGTTGAATTGGTACGTGGAGCGATTAATCGACCTGGGGAGACATTTTTTTATTGTGCTCCGACGTATCGGATGGCAAAGGACATTGCATGGCGAGCATTAAAGAAGCTTGTACCGAAGGTATGGATTCACAGCAAGAACGAAACTGATTTACGGATCGAGCTAATTAACGGATCCACGATCGAGTTGAAAGGAACAGAAAACGCGATGGCGTTGAGGGGCCGCAGTTTATCTGGGGTGGTATTGGATGAGGCTGCTTTTATGAGTTCGGACGTATGGTTTGAAGTTATCCGGCCAGCTTTAGCCGATAAGGAGGGTTGGGCGTTATTTATTTCAACGCCAGACGGCACAGCTAGTTGGTTTTATGACTTGTGGTGTTATGTACCGGAGGACGAGACAGGATTATGGCAACGCTGGAGTTACACAACAATTGATGGGGGGAATGTAAGCAAGAATGAAGTTGAGGCCGCACGCGCCCAGCTTGATTCAAGAACATTCCGTCAAGAATTTGAGGCTAGCTTTGAGAACCTTACGGGTCTTGTCGCAATTAGCTTCAGTGATGAGAATATCTCTACAGACGCTAGGGATATAAGCATCCAGCCATTGTTACTTGGGGTTGACTTTAACGTTGATCCAATGAGTGGCATTTGCGCGGTCAAAGATGGCGACACTTTATATGTCTTCGACGAGATTATGTTGACTGGCGGTGCAACAACCTGGGATTTTGCAGACGAGGTTACGCGTAGATATGGTGTGGATCGAAGAATTATCGCGTGTCCAGACCCTACGGGTGGAGCCAGAAAGACCTCTGGCATTGGCGTAACGGACCACACAATCTTGCGTCGCAGTGGTTTTACGGTCCAGTCACCCAAAGCGCCATGGAAAATCAGGGACAAGATTACAGCCGTCAATACAGCGTTACTTGATGCTGCTGGGACACGAAGAACCGTAATCCATCCACGATGTAAGCAATTAATCAAAGATTTAAGGACGTTAACTTATACGCCAAATACGGGTCTACCAAATAAGAATTTAGGAGTTGACCACGCATTCGACGCATTCGGTTATTTAGTTTTACAACAGTTTAATTTGGCAAAACCGGAGACGATGGGGACCACGTCTTATCGGTTGTATTAGGCGTGTTTTGGCTGTGGCAATGTCACTCTGACTTGGTCGCCAGTCCCAGCCCAGGATATGCACGGGCCAATGTTTACTTCTGGTGCTTGTGCGGTGTACCAGCGAAAATCACAGCTTGTGCAGTGCCTACGACGCACAGTTTCATAAGGCCCTTCAACTGTTTTTTTAGTCGTAACGACATGCACGCGAAAAGATCCGCATTTTGGGCACTTCAAAGTGGTTGTTGATTGGCACGAAGGGCTAGAATAGGGCAAAGACGATCCCTGTCATGCCCCAAGGTCCCGGAACTTACGGCACAAAGAAAGGTCGCCCACCCAAGAAGAAAAAGGGCGTAAAGAAGGGCTCTAAAAAAATGCGTTGCACCTGTGGCGACTAGAAACGAGCCCACCAATAAGGCGCTTTATAGCCGTGTCAAAGCGGCTGCAAAGCGTAAGTTCGCTGTATATCCCAGCGCCTATGCCAATGCTTGGCTGGTGCGGGAATATAAGAAGCGTGGCGGCACCTACCGAAAAGTGAGTGATGGCGGAACGAAAAAAACCAAAAAAACCAAGTAAAGCCAGCAAGCCCAAGGGTGGGCTCAGCCGTTGGTTTGACGAGAAATGGGTCGATGTAAAGACCGGAAAGCCTTGTGGCCGCTCCAAAGGCGAAGACAGAGCATATCCAGCGTGCCGACCATCAAAGCGTGTATCCGCCAAAACACCTAAGACATCAGGCGAGATGACGGCTGCAGAAAAAGCCCGGTTTAAGCGTGAAAAAACCGGTTCAAAGAAGATAAGCTATCAGCATAAACGCCGTAAATCTGCCAAAAAGAAAAATGGCTGAAAAGAAAAAGCGTAAAAAAGGACCAAATCTTAGTGTTGGCCGGGGTGAAAAACTTCCAGCAAAGAAAGGTGCAGGATTAACTGCAAAAGGCAGGGCTAAATATAATCGAGAAACTGGTTCAAACTTAAAAGCACCTGTCACCGGCAAGCCTAAAACCAAAAAAGAAGCAGCGCGCAAGAAATCTTTTTGTGCTCGCAGCAAAAGCTGGACTGGCGAACGAGGCAAAGCTGCTCGAAGAAGATGGGGTTGCAACAACTAATCAATGGTTAAAATAATGACATGACTTACTCCGTCCCAGGGCTCGTTCGGACCCATTTGGT